ACCCTTAGCTGAATAGTTAAGGTTTTCTTGAGTTAATCTAAATCCGCCAGACTCATGACCACACTGAGCTAAAAAGTGAGCTAATCGTAATGGTGTATTAACACCAAAGTTTTGCATTACGTTAGGAATTTGTGCAATCACAGTATCCGGAACGTGTCCTTTGAGTTTTTCTAAGTTCATATATGTTAATGTTTTACTTCTTCTTCTTAGTAGCAGTTTTAGCTACTTTCTTAACTTCTTTTTTGATTTCTGCAGCTGCTACAACTTTCTGTACAGTGCTACCAAATAAGAACTTCTTAACTAATTCAATAATCTTCTTCATACTATTTATTTTTTTTACCAATCTTCCAGTATGTCTGGAAGCCATAAGAAATATTTCCGTTAATATCTGATCCGGCTTTAAGTCCGTAGATCTTATCACCTTTGGTCTTTAGGATGAGTCCTGCTTCTGCAGAATGTAGCCCTAATGTTTGTGTAGTATTAACGCCACCACCTACATACAACTGAGTTTTAGACGGAGCCTGGTTAGTAATTGTTACTGTCTTAGTAACAAATGGTACCTTGTAGTTATACTTCCACGCTCTACCTATAATTTTATTTTCTCTTACAGAATCTGTAACAGAGACGTAACCAAGAGTATCTAGTTTTACACTGTCTACATATATTGCTAAAGCAGTGTACATCTTAACTAGATTATCAAACTGTATCTTTAGAGCAGCATAATTAGTATCTGCTAGATACTCAGTTTTACCTGCAATAAATAAACTATCATGAATAGTCTTAGCCGGTAAAGGTTTAGAATAAATTAAACTATCGTGAACTGACCACGTAGTATCATGTACTATTAGTGTATCTGAAGTAGAATGACTACCTCCTCCTACACAACCCTTGTTCTGTAAAAGAACAAAGACTACTAGTACGCCTATAATAAAGAGATATACTTTATTCATCGGTTTTCTTTTTAAATGAGAACTTATCTCCTGTATCACCAAGCATAGCTGCAATGGTCATATACATAACTCCTTCTACTAAAGCATCTGAAGGTTTAATGTCACCATGGCTAAATGAGTTAGCCGTAAGGGTAATACATAAGAAAAGAGCACCCATGAAAGCTATCACGGGTTTAATTGAGATGGACTTACGTTCATCCTTAAATAAGTCTATGACCCATTCTTTAAATGTCATCTTATAAATTTTGTTCTGTTATCTACCAAAACCGCATATTCATTTGGTTTTGGCTCTTGATCTTTAACTGGTACACCAGGAAAGGCCAAAGCGTTAGACTTATAAATCTGTCTTTCTAAGTTATCAATACGGGTTTTATCTATATTAGACTGAGCCATTAGTAACTTAACATCAGCTTTAATCTCGTTTACATCATTCCAAATAAGTAAACTAATAAGTGATACTAAGGATGGGAATATCCACACCTTAAGAGTAGCTATAGATGGATTTTCTCTAGTCATTATCGTACAGGTTGAAACTCATAAACTAATCCAGATGGCTTCTTTATACTAGTAATCAATGAGTTAGGAATAATATTTCCTTTCTTATCTTTACGTACAAAGTATCTCATCCCATTCTTACGAATATTAGCAGGACTTGTTAATGTATCAGCTGCAGGAATAACTAAAGTATTAGCTGGAACTGCAGAAGGAGTTTCAACACTCATCAAAGTACCCGGTACTGGGTATCCTAGAGCATCTTTTTGGGCATAAAAAGTGTTTGCCATGGGTATAAATTATTTATATATAAACATTTAAAGTGTAGAAATTCTATAATCCCTACATTATAATATACAAAATATTCAGGAATTAACCTAGATTTGTGAATTAAACCAGAAGAACTTATGGAAGGAACTAATTATGCAGAAAAGCTTGAAAAAAAGCTGATTACAGAGTTTAAAGACCATTTTTATGAGAAACTAGGATACTATCCAATTGTAATTAGTAGATCTAATGTGCAATCAGATACGTATATTCCTATAATGAGTTTAGAATCTTTAAAGAAGGTCTTTGAACCTTTCTTACCATTTAAGTATAACGGTGCTATACCTTTAGAATCTAGACTAAGGCAGAGAGATATTGTAGAATTACGTTCTATATTCTGTCATTTAGCTAGAACTATGAAGTATAGTTTAACTACCATTGGTCAATTTTTAGGAAATAGAGACCATACTACAGTCATTCATAATGTAAACACATTTAGAGACTTAGTAGAAACTAATGAACCATTTCGTTTAAAGTATTTCACCATCCTCAAATATATCAAAGAACAACATGAGTCACCAATTATGGACTACACTAATCAAGTACAACACCAGCCCGAACCAGATTTACTTTCTTGATTGCTGCAGAAGTAGAATAAAGCCTACTGGAATTATTAATCCAGAAGCAGAAGCTAACATTTGCAGAGCTAAGGGATATATTAACGATCAGGGTCAGTTGACACAAAAAGCATTAATCATTCTAGATGAGTTTGAAACCTTCCTCATCAAAGCTAAAAAGAAGGTAGCCACAGAAGTACTAGGAGATAAGTTTCTAGAAAAGATATCTTACTATAGAGAACTCTTCCCTGCTAAGTCATTACCATCAGGTTCCATGGCTAGACAATCAGTAGAAGAACTGAAGAAGAAGTTTATTGTATTCTTTAAGACTTACCCACAGTTTAACTGGACATTAGTTCATCTGGCAACTGACTACTACATCTTTGAGAAAGAAAAGAAAGGTTATCAGTTTATGATGAACAGTAGTTATTTTATACAAAAGACAGATAACGTAAGTAAGACTACTAAGTCAGAGCTTGCAGACCACTGTCAGTTTCTATTAGATAACCCAGACATTTTAAAACCTGCATTAGATGATTATAAACAGCAAAATGCAGACTGGTTTGCTGATAAAGTCTAAGAAAAATTTTGTTTTTTACAGAACTTATCCTATATTTGAACTACATAAAACAACCCAACATGAGTAACAAACCCCACAATCCAGAAGTTATTAAAGAGATATTTGATTCTCTTCCTACACTAGATCCTTCAAGACCTGATCTACGTATTATTAACTATGATTTACTAGAAACTATTGTAGCTAAAGCTGAAAATGTAGCTTCCTTAAGAGGATCGTTGCAAGCATATGGTGAAGCTAATACAATTGTAAAAGACGTTCTAAGTAAATCATTTCCTAGTTTATAATACCAACTCCTTATGGATCAGAATACAGAAAGACCCTTTGGTGCTATTACGCATGCTGAAGGATTACGCAAAGGTCTAAAATACATTAATGATAGACGTAAAGGACGTATCAAGTCCTTAAGAACACCTTGGGATGCTATTAATAATGCAACCATTGGTGGTATAGAGTGGGGCAGTCTAGTTACAATAGGTGCTCGTCCCGCTGCAGGTAAGACTATGTTCATTAGTCATATCCTTAGAGAGTCTAAAAGACTTAATCCTGACCAAGACTTTTCTATCTTGGAGTTTCAATTTGAGATGGGTGATGAATCCTATGCAGCTAGAGAATATGCTGCTCAAGTTGCTATGGACTATAATGTAGTATTATCTTCTAAGAAACAGCTTGATGACTTTGCTTATCAGCAAATGGAAAACTATCTCAAAGAAGCAGAGGAGTTAGAAAAGCTAGGTATACAAAGGATACGTATCAAAAAGCCTCTTACTTCTGCAGACATGAAGAAAGCTATTCATCATTATTTCAATGAGTTAGGTGGTAAACCTATGATTGTAACTATTGACCATAGCTGGCTTGTTAAAAAAGCTGCAGATGAGAGAGAAAAGTTACAGACTTTATACAATATAGCAGATATGCTTATTGATGTAAAGCGTGACCTGCCTGTTATTGTAATTATTCTAACACAGCTTAACCGTACCATGGAAGATGTATCACGCAGAACTCCAGGTACCATTGCTAATTATCCTAGTTCATCAGATATATTTGGTGGTGACGCTCTTATGCAAGGCTCAGACTTAGTCTTTGCTATTAGCAGACCGTTTACACTGAACATAGAAGACTATGGACCAGAACACTATAGAGCAGATAAAGAAAACGTATTCTTGCATTTGTTAAAGCTACGTAATGGTGCTACAGATGAGAATATCATTTTCTTACAGACTGACTTTAAAAGACAACGTATGATTGAGTCAGGTCCTCCACCAATGATACAACAACAGCCTCAAACATGGGCACCTAGAGGACCTAGAAATAACAGACAAGCACCTTCGGCTGATGTTGGCCAGGAATTATAAACAAAAACACACAGTATGACAAGTAACACACCACAAGTAACAGATGTGAAAGAGCTTAAGAAGCTTAAGCTTGAAACCATCAGAGATTTTCATCAAGATCTTATTGATGACTTAGGTATCTCACGTACAGATTTCAACATGAAGATGCCGTTCTATGACAAGCATGGTAGAATGGTAGTTGGTATCTTTTCTTCAGAGTTTAGAAAAGATAAAGGTTTCTTCTTTGAGCTGATTACTAGAGATCTAAGTCCTGCAGATGCAGAACGTAAGGTTTACAGAGTACCATTTAGTTCAGCTTTTGAAGAAGAGTATGAGCTTAATGAAAAGGGTTCTTACCTAGTTCCTCTAGAAGAGCTAAGGGTCGTCAATCCTACATCAGTAGCTATTAAGAAAACAGCAAGCTTTGGTCTACAAGAAGAAGAACCATTACCATCTTCTTTACCTAAGCCTCCAATGCAAGCTTACAAAGCCCCTGCTACAATGGAAGACGCTCCTTATAGTGAAATGACTATTAGAGATTACTATGCTATCCAAACAGGTAAGCCAGTAAGTTCTAAAACATGGCTAAATGAATTAATCAAATCTACAAAATAACACATGGCACAAGGTATTTTAATTATTGCAGAGTCTGGTTCTGGTAAATCAACATCTATTGAAAGTCTAGATCCAGCAGAAACGTTTATTATTAACGTTGCTAATAAAGCTCTACCATTTAAAGGTTGGAGAAAGAAGTATGTACTATGGAGTAAAGAAAACCCTACAGGTAATCTATACTCTGCTAGCTCATCACAACAGATAGAAGCATGCGTTAAGTATGTTTCAGAAAAACGTAAAGAAATCAAGAACTTAGTTATTGATGACTTTCAGTATATGAGCTCATTTGAGTTCTTTGAAAGAGTAGACGAAAAGGGTTACGAGAAGTTTACCCAGATCGGTGCCAACCTAGCACGTATTGCACGTATGCCTAAAGATTTAAGAGATGATCTATTAGTTTTTATCTTAACCCATGCTGAAGAATCTACAGATATGGAAGGTAAAAAGAAATTTAAAGCTAAGACTATTGGTAAAATGGTTGATGAAAAGCTTACCTTAGAAGGATTATTTTCTATAGTTTTGTTTGGTAAAGTTAAGAAAGACAAAGACGGAGTCATCAGATATGTATTTGAAACATCTAATAATGGTGAGAATACATGTAAAGCCCCAAGAGGAATGTTTGATGAGTTTGAAATAGCTAACGACTTAGCTTTAGTAAGACAAAGTATTATAGATTACGAGAACTAGTATTTTAATTTTTTTATTCACATAAGTTTAAATTTAACACAACATGTTTAGTACAAAAGGACAAGAAGTAAAAACAGGTGGAGGTACAGCTAAATCTCTACAAGCAGGAGTAGTTTATGCACACATTTACAGTGGGCAAGTAAGAACATCTAACAAAGGTGACAAGAAAACCTTAGAGTTAGTACTAGAAGGCCCAGCATCTGAGGGCTTTGAAGGTTGGGCTATTGATAAGAATAACCCAGAAGGAGCTAAGTTTACAGGACAATCTAGTCGTGTATCTGGAACTATCTGGACTGATCAGTTCAACGACAG